TCTTAGGACAATGGAATGCATCATTCATAAACTTACCAAATGTTGCATTTGTAGTTTCGCCAATAGTATCATACAGTTCAATTACACTGTCTTTAGTCCACGGAATAGATCCTGCTTCGATATCTTTTTTAAGTGTGCTGTATGCACTAAAGTATGTGGAGTCAGTGTCACCATAAACAATTGCTTTGCCTGTATGATCATACTCGCCTGTAACTATCTCATTGATCTTAGCAGCCATATGCTGTGTAATGGATCTACCTGTGAGTGTAACACTTTGACCGATCCTGTTGTCGAAAAACCTACAACCAGGATTAAGAATAGCACCATACAAACTGTTAAGTAGAATCTTTTTAACCAACTGTCTCTTTGCCCAGTATTCTTCTTCAATTTTGTTTCCTGCATTCTGACTTTCTTTCTGCTTGGCCTGCATCTCTTTACGTTCTTTATACCAACGTGCAAGTAGTCCAGGAATAACACCTTCTTTTTCATATGTAAAGATTGTACCATTAGCACTAAGCATCCAAGGCTGATTACTTTCATATATAAGATCATATACTTGAGCTGCGCTCAACTTATCTTCGCCGCCTTGCTCCCAATCAATTGTAATTTCTCTTGATATCTCTTTTTCCATTACACTTGAGTATTCTACAGAACCAAACATACCTTCCCAAGCACTAGCAAATGATTTACCTTTCGCCATCTGACTTTCGATGTGTGCTTTGGTTCCATCCTGGCGAAGTTGTCCAACAACAGTTTCAGGACCCATATTCAATGCTCTAATAACAGATGGATATAGTGAGTTCAAGTCAACTGATCCAATCCATTCGTGTATACCTTTTTTAGGATACGCAACATAAGCACCTGCCGCAGGTTCACTGCCTGGCTCACGCTTCACCCTGTTCGGAACGATCATTCCACGTCGATGTGCTTCGTTGATAATACCTTGTTCTGTAACAGCAACAGCACCCATTGTTGTTTGAATAAGAACTGTGTTTTCGTGTGCAATAGTATTTGCAAGATCAATAAATTTAAGTTTCTTATCTAGTTTATCTAATAGTGCAGTATCTTGTCTGTTATATTCAATAAATGTTCTGAAGTCGTTGTTGTAAAGAGCATCAAGACTACCTTCATATACAGTTTTCTTTTCACCAATTTCTAGTTCACCGATAGCATCTAGTCTGTATGTGTGACGTTCTTCATAGTTATACTTACGATATAGTTCTAAACTATCAACGTGTACACGACCAATTAAATCATATGTTTGTGATTCTTTGCCAAACTTTTCATAAATTCTTTTCTTAGGTTTTTGATCCCATAAACACAAACGTCTAGTATCGTCACCGCTTAATACTTTTGTAATACGGTTAACAGTGTACGGCATATCAAATCCTTCACTGTTCCAGCCACTTAATACATCAGCATCTTGAATAAGATCTAAGAATGCATCAAGCATATCTGCTTCATTCTCATAAAGTATTGTATTAGGTATTCCTTCAATGGCTTTTTGTGCCTCAACCATTGATAACGTTTTAGGTGGAATCGCTAAACAAATTAGTTCTTCCATCCATTGTAAGTGTACAGCAATTGAAGTGATAGGCATAAATGCATCTTCTGGAGATGCATAACCACGCTCAGGATCAAAGTCAACCTCGATATCCCAAAACGCTACATTTAGTTTAGGAGCATCAACATTCAAGTAGTTGTCTTCTAAACATCGATAAATTGGATTAATATCTGATTCGTATAATTTCTTGTTAGAATGAATAGCAAGTTCTTTTCTAAGTTCTTTAATATTCTTAGCGTTTACACGTGATAATGGCTCACCGTAAATACTTTGATACTTGCCTCTTTGATCTGGGTAATAAAAAATATGTCTTGGGGAATATTCTTGGAATGTTCTTTTCCCCTCTTTTCTTTCTACGACTTTGATGATATCTTCACCACGATCATAGAATGCATCTATGTAACTCATTTGTTCTCCTGTATGTCAATTTTGGCTGACAAATACCTAAATAGTCGCTTTGTGGCCGACTGCACCTTAATCATATATACTTATCCTGTAAATACGCCATACAAATGTTTTGTGACTCCGTATGTATAAATTACTGCTAGTACTCCATTTAGTACAATTAAACTTTTTTCTTTCCACAGTATACCAACAGCAGTCCAAATAACAGATGCAATAAAGAAACCATACACTCCGTATATTTCATTTGGAAATACAGATATTAATAGTGCCGCAGTAAGTAATACTGCTGTACCTGACCAAGCAAGTGTTTGATAAGGTTTACTCTGTTGTTTCGTCATCTACATCCTCTACAACGTCATCAGGTTTTAGAATCGGCAATCCACCATTGTCAAAATAACGATTATCATCTGTAACATAAATGTGTGTTGTAATGTTAGTGCCGTCTAGTTTAGACTTTTTAAATACACGTTTTTTCTTAATGCTACCTTTGTATTCTGTATAGTCTGCCTGTATTAATCTTAATTGTCCAGATGGATTGCCATAAATTCTATCTGCAGGCTCGCCATTAGGTCCGATGTGATTAGAAACAATAAGTATATTACTTGACATTAGTGTTTCCTATTTTCCAACCAAAAACTTTTGCTATTTCAAGACCGTCAGCAGTTGGTCCTTTTGTAGGTTTAACAACTTTGACTTTTTTACTTTTCTTCATTTGATAGCCTGAGCCTCCTCCGCCTTTGAAATGAATTCGTGGATCGAATGTTGTATATTCTTTACGTTTTACCATATATTGTATATAATAACACAATGTTATAGTAAAGTCAAGTCTTTTTTTAATGGATAGTATCTACACCCGGAATAGGATTATAATGTTCTGCTATAGAACGTATATCAGTAATTTTGATTTCTGGATGGTTTTCTTCTAGTGTTGTACAAGCATCTTTGAAGTCCATTGCTACTACTTCATAGATATCTTCGTTGTCTAGTTCAAAATGATAAATTTTAGGCATTTTAGTCCTTTCTAGATCCAGTTTGCTGCAATAGCATAGCCGAATATGTTTACACAAGCAAAGTAAAAGGTTAGTAGTGTTACCCAAGCAGCACCTCTGCGTAAAGATGCGTAACATTGAGTAATACTACCTACAAAAAATCCCGGATATACAATAAGCATATTAGGATCTCTTGCAGTAAGAGCAAGTGTCATACTTGCACCTACTGTAAAGATAAAACTGATTAACTCAAATCCAAATGCAATTTTATCGCTTTGGTAAGAATTAATCCAAAAGTTTTTTATTTTTTCCAATTATTCGTCATCCACACGTGGCCCAGATACATCATCTGGTAAGTTCTTAGTGATGCCTAAGATACTTTCAATGTCATTCCATTCTTCTTCGTGTTTAGCCCAATCGCCTTTGTGAGCAATTTTAATTGCCTTATTAATTGTGCTTGGTTTGATTTCTAGTTCTTCTGCTACTGCTTTTACAGTATCTTTAAGTCCTTCGTTTAAATCTTCTACTTCTCGCAACACGTTAGAACCTTCTTTAATTAAACGTTCTAGTTTTGCTTTTTCTTCAGGTCCGTAACTTGATCGTGCCATTAGTTTCTCCTAGTTAATTTATAGTATTATATAGTCACAAAAAAAGCCAGTCAAGTGTTTAACTGGCTTTAAGTGTTATTTTGGTATTATTTTATTTGCCGCAGTCTGGACCACAGTTGCAGTCGTCGCCGCAATTGCCTTTACAAGCACAGTCTGGACCACAGTTACATTCTTTGCTTTCGTTTAATCCTTTTTCAACTACGTCATACATTTCAAAACGTCCACCGTTTCTTTCGTATACCATTGCTGCAAAAATTTCTTGTTTAGCAGATTCTTCTACTTTTGATTTAGCAACTCTATTCGCCCAATTCCAAAGTATATCATCTAATGGATCAATGGCTTGCTGTCCACCACTTTCTTTTACGGTCTTCATCATTTCTACGAATGACATTTTAGGTTCTACTGATTCTTTAACGGCTTTCTTTTTCTTCTTGCCGTAAGCACCTTCGTCCATATCTTTTTCTTTATCATCGGACGTCTTGCCTTTTTTCTTATCTAGCATTTTTTGGAATGCTGCTTTTTGTTTAGCAGACTGTGCTTCTACAATTTCGCCATCCATATCTACAAATGAAACAGACTCATTCTTTTTCTTCTTGTATTCTTCCATACAAGACTCAATCATTTCTTTTAATTTTTCTTGATCGCAATCTGAATATTCTTTGCAAATTGCTGACTTGCTCATACCCTTACCGCACATCATCAAAATACTTTTCTTGCTAGGAAGTTTTTGTTTCTTCTCTGCTTTGATTACTTGTTCTGCTTCTTTTACAGGCTCTTTCTTTTTCTTAGCATCTTTTGCAGCCTTCTTCATAGGTTCTTTCTTGTCGCCATCTTTATCCATATCAAGAAAGTCTGGTTTTGATGCTTCTGTTTTCATACCTGATTTTTTAAGTGCTGCTTTAGTTGACTTTTTAATATTAGTAGCCATATCAGCCGCTTCAGTAACTACTTCTTTAGCACCTAGCGCAATACCTGTTGATTCCGCCAGTGTTGAATAATGCTCTAGATCTTGACCTGGCGTAGTCGGATCTAGGTCACGCATTTTTGTTATAATTTTTCTAAAGTCCATAGTAGTTTCCTTTGTATAGTAAGTATTTATCTTCTTACCGGGTTCTCTCCAAAAATACTGTTTTTCATATCTAGCGCATTTACGGCTGTGCCATCACCCTTTTTGGGTTGTTTTACTTTGGGTTGTGGAGGTGCTTTAGTACCAGATTTGCCACCCCACGGATCACCTGTATAACTCTTCTCACCACGTGCTTTTCCTGGACTTAAATGCGGTGCTTCAACACTAGCAATATTACCAGCACAGATAGCGCCTGCTGTAGCACTTTCTTCCATACCTGCTAGTCGCATAATATCTGCCATTTCATTAGCATCTTTATCTAATGCTGCCTTGCGTTTCATTATCTCTTTTTTAAGTTCAGGGTCTTTTGAAGTATTTGGATCAGCCTGCAGATCCTGTAATGCTTTTTTCTTTGCATCAAGATCCTTTTTATCTCTTGTAGGAGTATATGTTTCTGCAAATAACTCGTTCAATTTCATACTACTATTTACCTTTTTTACGGCCGCTTTTCATATTTGCGCACCAATGATACATTTTAGCCTTCTCACCACTTGCATTTTTAGCACGTTTGCGTAGTGCTGTTACACTACCATTACAACTAGCACCTGAACGCTTTACACGCCCTGGTCTGCTTTTGCCCTTTTTCTTGCCATCCGCAAAGTTTTCAACTACTTCAAATATTCTCATTTCTTCTTGCGTCCTGCGCAGTGTGCTTTCTGTGAAAAGCCCTTTGGATTGTTGCAGTTGATTGAACGCTTGTATTTTTCGCTCCACCCTTCACCGAACGTATTTGAACTAGTAGTCTTATTTCCATCCTGTGTTGCAGAAAGTGTTGATTTGTATTTAGGAGGAACTTTACCAATATCAGCATAGCGTTTTTTGATAAGTTCGTGGATTAATTTCTGTTGTGTTTCTAAAGGTAATTTATAAAAAGATCCATATCCGTGATCGTTGTCATACATTCTTCTAGCATCGCCCAAAGCACCTTTCATTAGTTTGTCCTGCTCGCGCCCTTCTTCTATGTAATCTCTAATACCGTGTTGAAAGTTTTCTTCAATCTCTGCTTTTAGTTTCTTAGCAGTCCTTTCAAACTTATGGTCTTTGTGTTTAAACCCTATGCCTCCGGCACCTTCCCACGCTGCTATGTTCACACCATAATCGTCAATCAAGATATTCGGTGTGCCGTCGGGGTTTGTTGCATACTTTGCCTTATCCTTGGTTAT